ATTGGCGAATTGAACAAACTATTGCAGGTCTGGGATCAAAGAATATCTCACTAGTGGGAGACAAAGTTCAGTTTACCATTGCCAATGGCAGTAACTTACATGAAATAATTGGAGGCATCTTGCGAACCACTTCTGAATACAAAAGAGTTCCCACATATGACGGGGGATTTGCAAAACCAACTGGACATGAACCCAGTAATACAACAGCAGACAAGCTCAGAACATTCTACAAATTAATTGCAGATATTGATTATAAACAGTTCGACCCACTTAAGAATGATTATGTAAAGACAATAACATATAAAATCAAGAAACATATTGTGCCCAGTTTAATTGTCGATGCCACTGAATATAATAAAACCATGCGAGATACAGTATCGCAGAGAACCATGGTTAAAAATCTATTCAATTCTGGCCTAATGAGGAAAAGATATGATTATCTTTTCACTGGCAAAAACACTGAAGTACTGAATCTGGATTTGAAATTAACATATGCCTATTTTTTGATTGCTCCCAACCACGGTGGGAGCATAGATCAAAATAGATTAACGCCCAACCTAGGATCCAACCCAGATGACTTGCGCAGTAGAGTCAAGTCTAACAAAGCAGAACTCAAACGACTGAATAGTCAGTTGTCAGATAACTCAGGGCCTGGTATAAGTGTCAGGGATGCACAGGCTGCGATAGCCAAGCAGACTGGTATTATTATTGCAACCCTGAATGAATTGAGATTGGAGGGCATTGATATGCCCGTAAGAATTGAACAAGCCACTGTGGACAACAGGCACTACCAATCACCTGAAAGTGACACCATAGAATCATCAAATCTACAACATGCCACTATTGTTGCCAATTTAGAGAGCAGTGCTGATTTAATGAAAATTGAATTGGAAATCAGAGGAGACCCGTATTGGATGGGCACTCCCAGTAGCTTTTATATACCAAATCAAGTTGGAAATGATTCAGACAATATAGCTGATTATGAACGGGGCGGTCAATGCTTCTTTTTGAATATTCAATTGCCCATCAAAGAAAATGCACAAGGCAGAAGAATACCAAGAAGTGATTATGCATTGTCAGGTGTATATCAGGTTGTCAATGTAATAGGTAAATTTCAAGCAGGCACATTCATACAATATCTTTCGGCAGTTAGGGTGAATACCATAAATACTTCAAGCGTATATTCCGAGTTGGATAAAGGTCCTGGTAATTCTGGAAACACTGCTCTTGCTGTTGATACAATACCTGATTATACAGCCTGGGGCATTGCAATGAATAGTATCGACCTTGGCGGCGAATAGATAACAGGGACATGACATGAAGCGATCTGCAGATAGATATTTTAAGAAATCAGACCCATCACACAATCATAATGTAATGACATCTGGGATTGCTATTCCAGCTGGAATATACAAGGGAATTGTAGTAAACAACGAAGATCCGGACAGATTGAACCGAATCAAGGTTCATATCAGTTCATTGATGTCTGCCATCATGCCAATTGATTCACAGGGTAGTCAAGTGGGGTCAGACGACCCTTATATTGGTGCGGTATGGTGTATTAGACTATTACCAACGGGTGGACTGGCCGGTACAGGTGACCAACAGAGCGCACATGGGATATGGTCTCCTCCTCCAGATATCAATACAGAAGTATTAGTGACATTTGGTCCTGACAGTGACAAAGGTATTGTATTGGGGGTGATACCTGACATGGACCGAATACAGAACATGACGGGACCACAGAATACACTCAATGCCACAGGAGAGGCCTCTCCTGCATATGAAACTGCAAGAACCAGAACGTCAATTGATCAGCCTCCAGAAGAACATCCAATGGCTGAAAGATTACGGGCACAGGGATTGGACGGAGATAGAATACGCGGGGTCAATAACAGTAGTCCAACTAGAGACCCCGCGTCTAGAGTATTTGGCATCAGTTCACCACTGGGGCACTCCATCGTATTGGATGATGGAGACTTTGAAGATGACAGTTCCAACATCATGCGATTCAGGACCAGTGGCGGAACTCAAATACTCTTGGATGATACCAATGGTAGTATATACATGGTGAATCGAGACGGATCTGGTTGGTTGGAAATTAACCGTAATGGCGATTTTGATATTTATGGTGACGGCGCGATGAATATACATGCACAAGCTGGATTTAACTTTCACACCGCTGGCTCATTTAATGTACAAGCTGACAGTGGCATAAACATGAAGTCTGGTGGCGCTGTGGCCATTCAAGCCGCCGGCGGGAGTTTCAATGCACTTGCTAGTGAAAATGTCAATCTTACTGCTGATGGTAACGGAAATCTCAAAATTGGTGGCGGGTTGAAATTGTCTGCCTCTAGGATAGATCTCAACGGTGATGTCGCTGATACTGCTGATGCACCAGTGTCTGGATCATTGGCTGGCAACAACAACGTGTCTGAAAGTGTTTCCGGAAGGGTACCTGAGCGCGAACCATGGAGTGGTCATTTAGACGTGAGCAAGCTTGATAGAGGCAGTAGAGCGAACACCCAGGATGACACAGGTAGTGATAGCACTTATTTCGGCGGGCCAACCAATCCATCTGCAATCGGCAATGTCGGAGAGTTTGCTGACGCCCGTGAAAACTTTGATAGTGAATTTATAATATGGGGCGAAAAAGCAGACGGGCGCATTGACCCAGTTATCTTGGCAATTGCAGAAAAAACGGCACGTGAATTTGGAAGACCACTCACAATAAACAGAGGATATCGAGACCCAATCACAAATGCCGCAGTGGGAGGAGCAGTCGGCAGCCAACATCTATTGGGGAAGGCAGTTGATATTTCGGGTTCTGCGTTTACTAATAGAGATCGGCTTAGATTAATTGAATTGGCCAGTAAAAACGGAGCCATTGGTATTGGAATTTATAGTGGCGGAAGTTTACACTTTGACAACAGAGCAAGTGGCGAGCGGGCTGGCTGGGGGGATAACTTTAAAAATCCATCTGTCCCCCAATATGCTAAAAGCACAATTAATAGACATATTGCGGGTGTATTTTTTGAAAGCACTGCACTGGCGCCAGAACCCACCAACAGTGTTGATCTGAGTGGGTTCAGTACCGCAGACCGGGCCAAGATTATGGAATTGGAAGCAGACCCTGCATGGAAAAATAAATTAGACGAAATGCAAGCCAAGCATGGATTCAGTAGGACACAGTTCTATCAAATAATAAAAAAAGAGAGTGCGTTTGATCCTATTGCCAAATACGAGAAAGGTTCTGCGTCTGGGTTGTTTCAATTTGTTGACAAAACTGCCAGAGGTCTGGGATATACTTCCAATCAAATACGATATATGTCTCCGTCGGAGCAATTACAAGTGTATGATGAGTATCTAACCTCCTATAATTATAGGTCAACTAGTCACCTTGGGGTAATGCAAGGCGCACCTAGCTATGCAGGAAGATCACCAAATACTATAGTATACCGAGTCGGTAGTGATGCATGGACGTCGAATAAAGGATGGAGACCCGCTGACGGAGGTGATATTACTCTTCAGAGCATGACTGATTATTATGAAAACTATTATAAACCATAAACCAACAAAACAGGATCATTACAATGTTGAATTCAGTCACCACAAGTAGAAGAATCCCATGGGAAATATATGAGAATAAGAATATATGGTTGACTGATTTCAGGCATCCCACTGTGATGTTATCGGTTACACAGCCATGCCTTGATGTGTTGATAACGGCATTTACTTACAGAATGTTTAGATATCAAGATGACAACAATCGGTGGCAATTGGGATATGGATACAGTGACCCCAATTTAAAGTTTGGTGTCACGGAGCAGGAAGCATATTCAGACTGGATTAAATCAATCAAGAAAAAAGAAAGCCAATTGGCAAATCAACTCCCATTGATAAGCATGACCCAAAGCCAATTTGATGCATTGTTCAGCCTGTATGTGTTGACTGGTGATTGGAAAAGAGTGCAGGGCGACGAAGGAACATATGATTTATACTCTGCTATTAAAGGTGAACGATGGTTGTTGGCAGCAGATATGATCGCCAATGGCAAAAATAGATTGAATAGACTGACTGAAGCCAGAATATTGAAACTGGCAGATTATTCAACTGGCACGGACAGAATCAGTGTACGCCGTGAGGGTGTCCAGTTTGCCAGAACACAATATATTAGAGGCATAGCTGATATATTAGGTAAAAGTCAAGCAGAATATGCATATTTCAAACAAACAAATGGTACATTTCTTCCTGGCATTGTGAATTTGCGACAGAGGCAGATTGTCAATGATTTGCGATAAATACTGAAAATACAGGACTGACAAATGAGAGCATATCTGTTTGAGTACATCAAGTACGACACCAAACAATTCCTTGACAAATGGAAGTCAGAAGGCTCTCCCTATTACGATATTATAGGCAGTGATGGCCAAGGATTCACCAATTGGTTGGAGCAGTCAGATCCATCTCCTGCAAAAAAATATGTCAATTGGATGATTATTAGATATCTCAAGGGAGATATCAGACGATTGGAAGATATCCCCTCCAGAATTGCTCCTGCATTGATGAAATTTCAATCACTTCAAAACAAAAAGAAACTGAAACCAGAACATTCGGACATCAATCGGATCAAGAGTATAGAAGATGCCATGGATGAATACACTGAAGGGAAAACTCAAGGTAACAAATCACAAGCCAAATCAGTTGAAAAATCCATGTACGATTCCAAAGAGGCAAAACTGATATTCAACTCACCTGAATACAAAATAGTTGTGCCAAAAACAGAGGAGGCCAGTTGCTTTTTTGGGAAAAATACTCGCTGGTGCACGGCTGCAAGCAATTATAATCAATTCAATAGATATTCCAAAAAAGGCCCACTCTACATCATACTTCATAAGTCCACAAATACCCGATGGCAGTTTTCATTTGCATCAGATGAATTCATGGATGAACGAGACGACCCAATCAAGATAATTGAATTCTTGAAATCACATGAACCAGTCCATCAGGTGTTCAAGAAGCTGGGATATATGGATCGGATATCCCAAGAGCAATGGCGGATTGGCAATGAATATCGCAATGGCCAATCCCAACTTCATAGACTGGATGGTCCTGCTATTGAAACGGCAAATGGCAGCAAGCAATGGTATCAAAATGGCAAATCACATAGGCTGGATGGTCCTGCTATTGAAGATGCAGATGGTAGCAAGTCATGGTATCAAAATGGCGAATTACATAGACTGGATGGTCCTGCCTTTGAAGGAGCAGCTGGTAGCAAGTCATGGTGGCAAAATGGTAAATTACATAGACTGGATGGACCTGCTATTGAAAGAGCAAATGGCGCCAAGTCATGGTATATCAATGACCAAGACTATACACAAAACCAATTCAAAGACAAAATCAAGAGCATGGAAAATTGATCAAGATTTCAACTAGGTAAATACTCATATGAGTACATTTATCGGTTTTTCCACACAAGAAGCAAAATTTAAATTCTCTACGTTGGAAGATGTAGAATTGGCCAAGAGAGATCTTTCCAATTACTTCTACACTCGACGTGGAGAAAGAGTATGTCAACCAGAATTTGGTAGCATTATCCCAGAATTGTTATTTGAACAATTGTCGGATGACTTGGCTGATATAATTGAAGATGATATCAGACTGGGGATCCAAATAGACCCAAGATGGCAGTTGATCGAACAACAGACCATAATATCAGATAATACCATTGAATGTAGATTAAAGATACAATATGTCCCCAGTGCAACTCCGCAAGAGCTGTATCTGATGTTTAAACAGGAAGAATAACACATCATGTCACAGAGCACAAGACAAAGAAATCTATTTGCAGCAGAAGACTTCACAGTGGTGTATGACAGCTTCAAACAGGCAAACTTCAAAGCGTATGATTTTGATACGATACGCGATGCCATGGTTGAATATATCAGAGAACGTCATCCAGAGGCATTCAACGACTGGATCAAGTCCAGCGAGTTCACGGCGCTGATTGAACTGATAGCATTCTTAGGTCACAATTTGGCATTCAGGACTGATCTTGCAGTCAGAGAAAACTTCTTGAGCACTGCTGAACGCAGAGAGAGTGTACTTAGGCTGGCTGATTTCTTGGGCTATACTCCATTGCGTTCATCATCTGCAACTGGGCTACTTAAAATTAAATCAATCAAGACCAATCAAAATGTATTTAATGCCTCAGGTGAAAACATCAGGAATAAAAAAGTCAATTTTATCCCCAGTAAGTCCAACGAGAGCAGTCAAGATTTCATTGCAGTAATGAATGAAATATTTCAAAGTAATAACCGATTCGGGTCTCCTGTTGATACTATCAATTTTTCAGGAATAAAGTATGACCTTTATAATTTGAATAACTCAGTGATGACTGCTCCCGTTATCCCATTCAGAGGATTTATCAATGGCAAAAGTTACAATTTTGAATTGTATAATATCGATCTTTCCTCTGATGTACTTGGTGAAAAATCACCCAGAGAACAGAATGCATTCAGTATCGTATACAGCAATGACAGACAGGGAATTTCATCACCTGATACTGGCTTTTTTATGGGATTCAAACAAGGAACTTTACAGTACACTGACTTTGCAGTCACAACACCTTCTCCCAATATTCACTTGGATGTTACATCAGAGAATGTCAATAATGACGACATATGGGTTCAAAATTTAGATGCCATAACAGATTCTGAACTGGACTGGAGCCGAGTTGACAGGTATCTTGGTGCCGAGTCAGCTCTGTCATCAAGGAATAACAGACTTTTCACTGTGAAGACTTTGGACAGAGATGGAGTATCAATTCAATTTGGAGATGGTATACTTTCTGAAATCCCAAAAGGAAATCTCAGAGTATGGTATAGAACAACAATAAATCAATCATATACTCTAAATTCAGAAGACTTGGCCACTGTTGAGTTTTCAATTAATTATGTGGGTGCGGATGGCAACGGATATACTGTTCAATTCACATGTGAACTTGAAGAACCAGTGACCAATGCCGCGGCAAGTGAGACTATCACATCCATAAAAGAAAAAGCAGGTCGCGCCTTTGCAACACATGACAGAATGGTAACCGCATCTGATTATTCTATATACCCAGCAGCTAAAAATTCCGGTATCAAAAAGATCAAATCCATTAATAGAACATATAGTGGACACAGTAGGTTTATTTCATATGATGACCCAACGGCACAATATCAGAATGTCAATATCATCAGTGATGATGGTTATCTATATAAGAATAATGTGCTGGACAGAGCAGAAATTACTGATACTACACTGACTGATCAACTACTCATGGATTCATTCTTCAACCTAATTCCCCAGTCAACTGAATTAATGAATTTTTTCTACCTGAACTATACGGCATATCAACCCACTTCTCAACCTTTTACTTGGCAGCAAATATCAACTGGTCCCAAATCCAGCACTGGGTATTTCACAACAATTCAGAATCAGGAATCCATAATTCCTGCACTGGGAACAAACTCACCAATTGAATATTTGACCAATGTCAAACAGGATGCCATGTTGGAATTTATTGACATTGACAATAAAGCAATATGGGCACGAGTTGTTTCAGTATATTCAGACGGACAAGGAGTCACTGGTATAGACGGTTTCCCGACAGGAGTAGACAATAGAGGAAGAGGAGCAGTAATTCTTTCCAGAACCATACCAGATGATGCAGTATTGGGCAGAGTGTTCCCTGCATATTCCACTAGATTTTCAGAATCTGAAAAGCAAATGATACTTTACGAAATAGAACTAAAGAATACTTTTGGTATGCGATTTGATCCTGACTTGAACACATGGAAGGTGGTCAGTGCAAACAATATTGCAAGACTGTCTTCATCGAGCGAAGACAGCTTTAGTCTTAGTAATGCAGGAAACACATCACAACAGAATTTGGATAACAGTTGGTTGATACGCGCAGAATTTGTGAATGGTAATTGGATTTTCATATATAGAAAAACTCAAATTGTTTTTGGTAGCGAAAAGTCTGTGAGATTCTACAATCAAAATGCAGAATTTAAATTTAACTCTATGACAAATAAACCAGAGCGTGATCGTATCATATTGCTTTCAGTAAACAACAAACCAGGAGAAAGTGTGGGATTTGATTCCAACTTGGAACTATATTCTATGTCTCATTTTGTTTATTCAAATGGATATACTGATGATACTAGAGTCATGATGTCGCTTGCTGATCTGGACAATGACCAAGTACCAGACAATCCCATGATGCTCATGGAATTTATTGGAAATGAAACCATTGGGTTAACTGAAACCACTGTTAATAAAATTCCCATGGTGGAATTAACCCAGCAGTATCAGCCCATGAGTTATTCTGGCAGAAGCTCGGTGAAGTTCCAATGGGTGAGAATTGCAGAATCCACTAGAAGGATAGATCCATCAGTGGCGTCAATCATAGATACATTTGTATTAACTGAAGGATATGACAGAGAATATAGAATTTGGTTGGCCAATAAAAATAATACTGTTAAAACTGAACCAGCTGCCATGGACTCTGATGAATTGGGGCTACAATTCAAGAACTTGAATAACAAGAAGAGTGCAACTGACACCGTGATATACAGAAGTGGGAAGTATAAATTACTGTTCGGTCCCAGGGCGCAGGAATCATTACGTTCAAAATTCAGAGTAATAAAGACCCCTGGGTCCATGCTGAACGACGGTGAATTAAAAGATAGAATTGTCGTAGCAATTAGAGAGTTTTTTAATATCGACAACTGGGGGTTTGGCGAGAAGTTTTATTATACTGAACTTTCCACGTATATTCATAATTCACTCAAGGGCAATATCAGTGGTATTGTCATTGTGCCAACAGTGGAGTCTGGAAAGTTTGGTGGACTATTTGAAATAACCCCTGCCAGTGATGAACTATTCATCCCAGATATCAATTCAAACATGATAAACATAATCACTGAGTTCACTGAAACCAACTTGCGAATAATCAAATAAATACTGAAAATACGGGACTGACCAATGAGAGCATACCTTTTTGAGTACATCAAGTACGACACCAAAAAATTCCTTGACAAATGGCAGTCAGAAGGATCGCCCTATTACGACCTAATAGGCAGTGATGGATCTGGATTCACCAGTTGGTTGGAACAATCAGATCCATCCCCTGCCAAAAAATATGTCAATTGGATGATTGTGAGATATCTCAAGGGAGATATCAGGAGACTGGAAGATATCCCATCCAGAATTGCTCCTGCATTGATGAAATTTCAATCACTCCAAAACAAAAAGAAACTGAAACCAGAACATTCAGATATCAACAAAATCCGTAGCATCGAAGATGCCATGGATGAATACTCAGTTAATTCCAATCAGACCCAAGGCAACAAATCACAGGCCAAGTCAGTTGAAAGATCCATGTATGATTCTAAAAAGGCGGAACTAATATTTAACTCAAATGAATATAAAATAGTCGTACCAAAAACAGAGGAGGCCAGTTGCTTTTTTGGGAAAAATACTCGCTGGTGCACGGCTGCTGCCAATAACAATCAATTCAAATATTATTCTCATGATGGGCCGCTCTATATTATACTTCATAAGTCCACAAATACCCGATGGCAGTTTTCATTTGCATCAAATGAATACACGGATGAACGAGACGCCCCAATCAATTTAATTGAATTCCTATCATCACATGATCCAGTCCATCAGGTGTTCAAGAAGCTGGGATACGTAGATCATATATCTGACAATCAATGGCGGATCCGCGGGGAATATCGCAATGACCAATCCCAACTTCATAGACTGGATGGACCAGCTGTTGAATGGGCGGATGGCAGCAAGCATTGGTATCAAAATGGCAACAGACATAGACTGGATGGCCCAGCTGTTGAATGGGTAGATGGCAGCAAGCATTGGTATCAAAATGGCAAATTACATAGACTGGATGGGCCCGCTGTTGAAAGATCAACTGGCGATAAAATTTGGTATCAAAATGGTAAAAGACATAGACTGGATGGGCCCGCTGCTGAACCGGCAAATGGCCGACAATATTGGTTTATTGATGACCAAGATTATACACAAAGACAATTCAACGACAAAATCAAGAGCATGGCATGAGAGCATATCTGTTTGAGTACATCAAGTACGACACCAAAAAATTCCTTGACAAATGGCAGTCAGAAGGCTCACCATATACCGATATTATAGGCAGTGATGGCACTGGATTCACCAATTGGTTGGAGCAATCAGACCCATCCCCTGCAAAAAAATATGTCAATTGGATGATTGTGAGATATCTCAAGGGAGATATCAGGAGACTGGAAGATATCCCCTCCAGAATTGCTCCTGCATTGATGAATTTTCAATCACTTCAAAACAAAAAGAAACTGAAACCAGAACATTCGGACATCAACAAAATCCGTAGCATCGAGGATGTCATTGATCAATACTCAGTTAATTCCAATCAGACCCAAGGCAACAAATCACAAGCCAAGTCAGTTGAGCGATCCATGTACGATTCCAAAGAGGCAGAATTGATATTCAACTCACCTGAATACAAAATAGTCGTACCAAAAACAGAGGAGGCCAGTTGCTTTTTTGGGAAAAATACTCGTTGGTGTACGGCTGCTGACAACAACAATAAATTCGAATATTATTCTGAACAAGGACCACTCTATATAATTCTACACAAGCCAACAAATACCCGATGGCAGTTTTCATTTGCATCAGATGAATTCACGGATGAACGAGACAAACCAATCAAATTAATTGAATTCTTGAAATCACATGAACCAGTCCTTCAGGTGTTCAAGAAGCTGGGATATGTGGATCGGATATCTCAAGATCAATGGCGGATTGGTGGGGAATATCGCAATGACCAATCCCAACTTCATAGACTGGATGGCCCTGCTATTGAAGGAGTAGATGGTACCAAGTATTGGTGGCAAAATGGCAAATTACATAGACTGGATGGCCCTGCTATTGAAGGAGCAGATGGCCGAAAGCATTGGTATCAAAATGGCAAATCACATAGACTGGATGGTCCTGCTATTGAAAGAGCAGATGGTGACAAGCATTGGTATCAAAATGGTGAATTACATAGACTGGATGGCCCTGCTTTTGAAAGATCAAATGGCGATAAAATTTGGTATCAAAATGGCGAACGACATAGACTGGATGGGCCTGCTTTTG